ATGCTGGTCATCCTGATGACCTTTGCGTGTTATGCCGCTGACGGTGAGGTTATTGGACAAACCACCGTCTTTCACTTGACGCCTTCCCCCGTTTTGGTTGCCAACGATCCAGCAGAAACGGCAGGGGTTCAGGCATTCAACTATTTCTTTTGCCTTGAGGTGTTCGTGGCGCTCCTGGCCGTCTGGGTGCGCATGTTCATCTCTGTCTTTAAACGTGAGGTGCTTTGATGGACCCCGGAACCCTAATTGAGCTGTACGCCCTAGCCGGAATCGTTGCCGGCGCTTTGATCGGCTGGGCTTTTATAGCATAACAGCCCGCAATTTTGCGGAAACACAAAAACCTTTTTTGGAGGAATAACCATGCTGACAGGTATCACCCTTGACACCACCACCGTATTGGCCGGAGCCGCTCTTGTTGTTGCTGCATATGGCGCTCTGTGGGCAATCAACAAGGTCATCGCTATCTTCAAGAAGTAAGCGATAATCCGGAACAGGGCGAAGGCAACCCCTTCGCCCTGTCAATGGTGACTCCATGAAACAGACGAACCTTTCTCTCTATCTCCTCTGCATTCTCTGCGCATCTTTCATCCTGTTCAAATGCCGCGCTTCTTATGGTTATTCTGCTGCGCCGGTTTCCGCTGAGATTACAGCAAACGATTACGCGCTGCTTCGCGGACCTCTAAAAGTTATAGCCGAAGCAAACCTGAACCCGCAGAGTGCAAAACCTCTTTATTATACACCTCCTGGTGTTACCTCCTCTTTACCTCTCGCCGGACTTGTAAGTGGTGCCGCTGGCATTGCAGGGCTAGCCTATTATCAGCGTACTGGCGTTGACCCTGTGTACGCCGCAGCTTCTGCCGTTGCCTCTGCTGCTGATCATATTTTCGTTCCTGCTTATCAGGCTTTTCAAGATGTTTTTGTCAGCCCTGAATCTTTTCCTGCGGCTGCTGGTCAATATGTTGGTGTCGAGGGAAGTATAGGGGCAACTGTTGGCGATCTCGTTGATTTCGTTAATGCTTCTGCATCTGGATTATATGATTCTCTAAAATCTGCTATTGGTGCCGCAACGGTTTCTTCCTACAATCCTGTGCAAATGACTACTTCTCCCGAAGAGGGTGTCTATATTGATCAAAATGATCTCGGCTGGAATGTTATAGGCTGGGAGTTTATGGGTAATTTTTATGCTTCTTTGCCAACTTCAATTTGGTCTACCTGGCTGACAGAGGCAATTATTTACGCTAGCGACCGTGGCGTTGTTGCCCACAACGGTAGGCTCTATACTTGGGTTTATTTTGACGTACACTCTTGGCATATTTATAGATCACTTCCAACTAGTACCACTTTTAACCCTGATTCCATACCTCCAGTTGGCGGTGTAGATTATGAGGCTTTAAAAGCCTCCTTAATTAATCCATCCCCCGCCGTTTCCGCTGAAATTAAAGAGGTTATTAATGACTTACCCGATGCACAAAAAGGTGTTTCCTCTAATCCTGCCCCTTCTTCTGTTCCCGCACAAGTACAACCTGCCATCAATCAGCAGCAGGTGCAAAACTTCTATGCTCAGAACGCTTCAAGTGTAGCCAATTACAATACAACCAATATCACCGATAATTCGACCTCAACCCAAATTGCCCAATGGCAAGCAGCAACAGAAGCGGCTCAATCCAAGGCCGCTGAAAATCTGAAAATACCCGATGCCACTTTCAAGGGTGATGCTGCTCTTCCCGACGCTAATGAATACGATCCTGAGTTTGAACAACCGGAAGAAGAAGATTTTGTCGATAAAGTTCATTCATTTATAAATTCCGGCCTTCCTGTCATTTCGTCAATCAAGGCTTCTCATTTGACCGCTTCCGGCTCTCCGCAGATGTCAACTTCCATCTGGGGACATCCGATTAATATCGACTTCAGCGGTCAACAAACCGTTCTCCGCGCTGCCGGTGCAGTCCTGGTCACCATCAGTTTGATTTTATCCTATCTGGTTATCGTGAGGTCATAACATGACAGTCTTTTTCAGTACCATTCTCGGTTGGTTTTCTTCCCTCGCCGGTCGATATCTTGTTGACGCTAGCCTTCGATTCGTTGCTACCAAGGCGCTGGTGTACACTTTCCTTGTGACCACCTTTCCTATTGTAATCAAGAATCTGCTCTGCTGGCTGGTGGATGCATTGAACGAGATTGTTCAAAGCTCCATCGAACCGGGCTCGGTTTCCTCCTTCACTCATCAATTGACCGGGCTTGCTGGATGGCTCGGTGATCAACTTATGCTTCCCACCTGTGTTTCGGTGCTTCTTTCCGCTATCGCCATTCGGTTTGTTCTCAACTTCATTCCGTTTGTTGGATAACCAATGCCATTTGAATTTGATTCTTTCTTGTTCGGCCTTTTAACAGGCTTCTTTGTCGGCCTTCCTGTGGGTTTGTCATGGCTATTCGTATAATTGAAGGCGTTCCCGGCTCCGGGAAAAGCTATTACGCGGTCAAGCACCTTGCCGACCAATACTTTGAAAAACAACAGGATGGTAGATATGAACTTATCCGACCGGTTACGATCATTACTAATATCGATGCATTCCAGCCTGAACACCTTGACCTTAAAGTTTTGGTCAAGAATGCAGGTGGAATTAAAGACTTTTTCGCAGAACTTTACCAAAAACACCTGACCGACTGCATCGGTGGTCAGATCGTTTATATCATTGATGAGGCTCAGAAGTTTTTTCGAAAAGGTGCTCGCGACCTCGAAGACGTCTATTCCTACTTCGAATATCATCGCCACTTCGGCCATGACGTCTATCTTATCACCCAGAATTCCCGGAAACTGCCCCCGGATATTGCCTGCTTGTGTGAATATTTGATCGTTGCCGCTCCCCGTACCCGCTCAGTCATCGGTGAGTTTAAATACAAGTGGCTCTCAGACGGTGAAATTCTTAAGCGTGAAGGTTTTCGGCCTGACCCTGGGATTTTCGCTCTCTATAAGTCCATGGATCAGAAGGAAAGTGAGAAGATTAAGAACCCGGTAATGCGTACTGCCGGATTAGCGATTCTTGCGGTGCTTTTCGTGATCGGGGGCGGAATCTATTACTTCAAAGTGAAATGGTTAGGTGCTGGCAATGTATCAAGCGCTCCGTCTTCTGTCCCTGCTGTTGCGTCTGCAACGGCAACTTCGTCCTCTCCTGTTCAATCTTCTGGTTCGGCATCGCCAGTTCATCAGCAGTCGAAGAAATACCCTTTAGCCTCTACTTCGGTTTGGATCGGCGAAAACGAAGCTGTCTTTATCCTTCACAATGGCCGGTTTATCGCTCTCTCCAACTTCCCCTGGCCGATTGAAAAATCAATGGGGCGTTATTGGGCTGAACTGCCTTTGTCGGAGATCGATCAAAATGAAGGGGCGAACCAGGCGGTTCGGCGCAACGATAGCGCCAGCGGATCGGCGCACGAACCGCAGGGGGCGTCCCCGCCTCGCGTCTAATGTCTGGAATAACGCCAGATATTCGCCTCTTCGCAAATCTCATTGAAAACGGGGATTATATGAATTTTGAAAAACTTCAGGTCAATTCTACATCAAAGGGACAAGTGATTATGCAAAATGAACAATACCTCCCTACAGCACAAAAGGAAATTGTCATTACTAACGAACAACTCCGTGTCATGTTTCCGGCACTCTATGAGTGGGAAATCTACTCGAAAACCGAATTAAAAGAGATAATCCGGCAATCAAACGAGCGTGAACGCCTGATGTTACAGGGATCGCGTTCAACTCCCAACTCGCCGACTTTGGAACACCTATGAAAGCTTTTAACTTATTCCTTTTTTTTTGCTCGTTTTTTTGTGCTTCCGCCTTGGTTGTTTCCTTTTCTCTATGATTTTCTAAGTTTTTGAACAAACAAACAAAGCTTCGACCGTCATCTTCATAACCGGCCTCCTTGATGGTCGCTGTGGAAATTCAGGGGTCTTTTTCCCTGGATTTCTGCAGGGCCATTGAGGAGGTAACAAGCGATAGCGCGTTAGTGCGTTGACCATAAATAAATTGTTCTTGGAGATATAACCATGCGTTCCATCTTCTCTACCCGCCTGACCGGCTCACGTCTGAATCAAGCACTCAGTAAAAAAGTTTTCGATATTATCAAGAACTCTTCGTTCTCTATCATACCGCCTGTTGAACCTGATCCCATGCAGGGCATTCCCCTTGCGGATCACCGCTACAATCACCGGTATCCGCTCTTGCTGCACAAGGATGCTCGGCTGATTCATGTTCCTGCCGCTGACTCGGGGGCTGCCGACACAGCACAAGCCCGATTAACAAGTGCTTCGCCAGTAGTACAGGCTGCCGCCTACCGTGTCTCTCGTGGTTTGGATTTTTTGAAAGTGTCGTTTTGGCTGGAATGGAACCCGCTGATTCAAAACTTCCTCGGCATCCTCGACTTCATGAAGAAACAGGTCCAGGAAACCGAACGCGATTGTATCCCGGTGTTCAAGGAAAACGGCTTTGACTGGAATCTCTACCGCACCGGGACTTCAAAATTTGCGTTCCGGATTAAATCTGGCGATGTCACCCTGATGTTCAGCAAACGAAAATCAGACCATAAAATGCCCAACTGCCGCCTCGAGATCGGTTCTCTCTCCTGTTGGTCACCGGGCTTTTTTTCAATTTATGAGCGCGTCAACTCCTTCCTTGCCGGGTACGGCGCTAAGATTGTCAAAGAACGAGTTTCCGAGGTTCACCTGGCCGCCGACTTCATCGGTACCGACATCAAGGCTGTTGACCTCTGCAATCAGGATAAATGGATCGTCAAAGCCACCCTGTTCAACCCGCACGACAAGATACCCCTCTATCATGCAGACCAGGAACCGGAGCCCGAGGACGATCTCGATTTCAACCCCCACTATACCCACCGCCGGTTTACCGGCGTTGACTTGGGCAAAGGTAACCTGATGCTCAGAGTTTACGACAAGGTAACCGAACTCAAACGCTCGAAAGCCACCAACAAACAACAAATCTTCGCCGAAATATGGGGCTTCAAGCAGTATGACGAACAGTCCGTGACCCGCGTCGAATACCAGGTGCGCCGACCAAAGCTCCGTGAATTCGCCGCCTCGGAAGAGGAACGAATCGACACCGTTGCCGACCTGGTGAAAGCTCTGCGTTCCCTCTGGGCTTATCTCACCACGGAATGGACCCGCCACACCCAGAACCCGGTCAACCGCAATCATAATCAATCGAAATCGAAAGTTTCCGAGTTCTGGCAGAAGGTCCAGGCCGTGGTCTGGTCCGGGGTCTTTGGCTACGTCCGCACCCATCCGGTCAAACACCGGGACATCAACCAGCTCCGCAGCATGGCCCGAGGCTGCTTGATGGCGGTCTGCGCCTCCCTGGAAGTGGAGCCGGGCGACATCGACAAGATTGTGTATCTCTGCAAGGAGTTGATTGAAGAGGACTTGCACCGGTTCTTCGAGGACGAACAGGCGTTCATCGACAAGATGACGACCAAGCGCAATGAATTTATATCAACTTTGGCGGGGTAACTTAATGCTGATGCTTGATTTGTGTTGTGGGATGAAAGGAGCAAGCCAAGCCATGAAGGCTGCAGGCTGGTCTGTCGTTACCGTTGACATTGATGAACGGTTTTCTCCGGATGTTGTCGCCGACCTGGTGACCTGGCGATATAACGGTCCCCGCCCTGATTTCATCTGGGCTTCTCCGCCCTGTACTGAATTCAGTCGGGAATCAATGCCCTGGTGTCGGACCGGCAATTTTCCAGACATGAGCATTGTTATTGCCTGCAAACGGATCATCCAAGAAACCCGCCCTAAATACTGGATCATTGAAAACGTCCGGGGAGCAATCAAGTATTTTATACCTGTCCTTGGCAGGCCAAGGGCCAGCTTTGGCCCATTTTTCCTATGGGGTTTTTTTCCCTTCTCCGGCGCTCATCCGCTTCAATATCGCAAGAAGGAAAGCTATTCATCGTCTGATCCTGCAGCCCGTGCAAAGGTGCCGGAACAGCTCAGCCGGATAGTGATGACCGGCATTAGCCGCCATCCCATGCTCTTTGATTACTCATCATTTCAACGCCTATGAAAACCAGCATCTTCAAGACACCCCAACGCGGCCTGATGGGCAATAAGCCCCTCGGCGCTGAGTACATGCCGGATGTGAACGAACGCGCCCGCCGCATGAAAGTCGCCGCCGCGATCCGCGAGCAGGGTAAAACCACCGACAACAGGCAATTACGTTTGCCTGGGTTTGTTTAGCATGTTTCGGCTGTACAGATTGAGGTACTACCTTGAATCGATTTGATATGTATCCTGAAATGATGACCTTGAAAGAGGTCTGTGATTATTTCCGAGTTGAAAAACGTGTCTTGCTCCGCTACGGTCTTGAGAAGATCGGGGGGGTACGCTTGGGGCCGCGTTCTTGGAGATTTCCACGAAAAGAGGTCTTAAATCATGGCGTACAAGAATTACAACAACAACAAAGAAAAGTACCCTTGGACCGGACAGAGGGTACTGAATGGAAAGAGGCAAAGGAAAAGTTTCCTGACCAAAAAGGAGGCTCTTTTATGGGAGTCCGAACGACTCCCCGAAATCTTGGCACAAAAGACCCGTACAATTTACTTGCTTGAATGGGCCACTGAATACCTGCGTTATGCAGAACAGAATTTTACCCACAATACCTTTGATGAAAAACGACGCGCCTTTCGTTTGTTTTTTGCCTGCCCTGGAATTGATCCGAAAGAATCAGTTGATTTTTTAACTGCTTATCAGGTTCAAAAAGCTTTACAGGTGCAATCCATCAACCGGTCGGGGAACGCTGCCAATAAGGACAAAAAAAATTTATCTGCCGCTTGGGCCTGGGGTGTAAAGTTTCTTCAGCTCCCAGAAATTAACCCATTTTCCAAGGTAGAAAAATTTTCTTCTGATCGGCACGAACGGTATGTACCGACTTTTGATGATTTTTTGAAAGTGTTCAATTCCGTTGTCGATGACCAGGATAAGCTCATGCTCTTCTGTTATCTTCAAACAGGTGCTCGAAGAGATGAGGTTTTTCGGCTTCTTTGGTCAGATATTGATTTCTTCGGAAAAAAGATTCGGTTGTACTGGCGAAAAAACAAGGTGGGTGAATGGCATTCTCAATGGGTCTGCGTCAAAGATGATTTGATTCAATGGCTCTTGCGTCACAAGAAAAGTATGGCGCCGAAGTCGGACATTGAAAATGTTTTCGTGAGTCATCGAAAACGTTTGGCCTATGAGTACCGGCAGCACTGGTTAAAAAGGGAATGTAAGAAAGCGGGTGTTAAGCCTTTCGGCTTCCATGGTATCCGGCATTTATTCGCTTCGATCCTCGCGGCACAGAACGTGCCCCTGGTCGAAATACAATACATGCTTCGCCATACTAGCTTGGCAACAACTCAACGGTATATTCACAGGCTGAAAAAAGAAAACCGGGAAGTGCTCGCGGCACTCCCCGGCTTAACTGATTTCGAGAAAAGTCCTTCAAAAGTCCTTCAAGGTGATTCTCGAATTTTGAAACAATCAGCAAGCAGCTGA